GAAATTTCTTGCCCGACCACCAACCATATTTTCTATATTGGAACTGCGGGGTGTCCCATTTATCTGAGCATGAGGGAGTGACCACATCCAGGCCCGCACGCTTTGATTCTAATTTGTACACCCAGCGACGATAGGATCCCTGGCAATGCTTCATGCAGGCCTCCCAGAATTTTTTGTTGTTGTGTGCCTTCTGGTAGGCCAAGGCCCAGATCAGCCTGCCCAGGTTGACCGCGTGTGCCCTGCACAGCCCAAAGCCCGAAAGGCTCTGCAGCATGGTGATAATTTCATTCTTTCTTGGATGGTTGCCCAATCTTGTAGTGAATTCAAATATCTTCTCTTCGTTCTTCTTGGCGAATGCACGCCTATACATGTCGGCCTCGTACTTGTCTATGTCCAACACCTCGGCTATCCTGTCTATGGCATCGTCCTCGTACACTATGGTGTCTTCCATCTTCTCCTGGCTCCAGTCATGGAACATGGTGGCTTTCTTCCTGCCGGATATGGCCACTGGTCTTATCAAAGCCGTGGCGAACACGCAATCTTTTCTGCTGGTGGGTTTTATTGCTCTGAACAATCTCCTCATCGCCGGTGACTCTGCTTGGGTAACACCTAGCACATCGCCTCTGCACAACAGATCCGCAGTGGCCTGGTCATGTTCGGGATAGTCAGTCAATTTGGTATGTGGATCTATCTCCAGCAACTGGCTGAGTCCTCTGTTGGCCAATATGTCCACTTTGAGGTGTTCCAGGTCCTCCACTTCATTCTTGTCCAGCAGTATCTGGTTCTCCGCCGTGAACAGGCTCTTGGGCAACGCCCTATTGAACATCAGTATGCCACCGCAGTGTTTTGATATGCATCTCTTCTTTCCTATTAATTTTTTTTCTATCCTCGAGGCCTCTTTGGTGTCGATGCCCAGAGATTCATATTTGAAGTTACGTGGTAGGTTGCCACGTATGCCCAGTCGTTTAGCGGCCTCTCTCCTGGCGCTCTTGTCTCGATACAGCACGTAGTTGGATATCCTGGCAGACTTGCCCGGCCAGCGATCAAATATCCTCTGCATGACCTCCTCCTGCTTGTGATGCGGAAAGTCTATGTCCACGTCCGGTAGATCATCCCTGTTGGGATTTAGGAAACGGGCTATGGGTATGTTCCATTCTATAGGATCCACATCAGTTATGCCCAATAGATAACAAACCAACGATGATCCTGCGGATCCTCTGGTCATGTGGGTAATGTCTCGTGTCAGAGACATGATGTCACATATTTGTATGAAATAGTCTACGAAACGCAACTGGAGTATGATCTTGGTTTCCTCTGCCAGACGCTGCGTGTATTGCTCCAAGTCCGGGCACTGCCTAGTAAATCTTTCGTACAGCCTGGTTATGTCGTTCAGTTCCTGATCATTCATTGCCTGTGTTCTCTCTTGCCTATTATTGCCTTGAGCAATATTAATTATCTGGGCTACGTATGGGAGGAAATTTTTTGATGTGCTCTTAATTTATTCTTGGGAATGTCAACATCTCTGCGATCACAAGCTGCTTTAAGGACGCAAGATTCACAGGCAGGATTCCTCGACTTGCATACTAATTTTGCATGCGTGATCAACCACATGTGAGCCCCGTACTTGTATTGTTCAGGGGTAGTTGCGTTCACTGTGATGGATGCTTTGCCTTCATCTAGACTGTCCACCCAACCTAATCTCCACAGCAGTCTAAACACATGAGTGTCCACTGCTATGTGTGGTTGTCCCCACACGAAACGCATGATGATGTCTGAACTCTTGCGTCCCACTCCGGGCAATGTCATTAATTCTTCCTGGGTCTGGGGCACCTGGCTGTTGAACTTTTCTATCAACGTCTGGCTGGTGGCCAGTATGTTCTTGCTCTTGGCATTGAATAATCCTGCTGGTCTGATGGCTTCTATGATCTGTGCTTGTGTGAGCTTGATCATGTTCTCGGGAGTGCTGGCCAGTGCGAACAATTGTCTGCAGGCCACTGCTGTTCTAGCGTCCTGTGATTGTGCGCTCAGCATCACTCCTATGAGGCTGGTGTAGGCTTGGGAGTGTATCTTGGCTTTGGGTTTCTGATTTGAATATTTGGGATAGTGTTGACTTAACTCTTCGTAGATGTATCCTATATCATTACTGTTCTTCATCGGAATGCAGTTCGTTCAAGAGATGCCTTAATTTGCTGCCCTCCACTGTGGCTCTGACCTTGCCCACCTCATCGCCCTTGGTTGGGTCCGGTTCACTCCTGGCATCTGTGGCAGTGCCATCTGGCGAGATCTTGCTTTTCTGTTTGAGATTGTCATAGATCGTGGATGTTTGTTTTTTGAATTGTTGATATTCAGGATCCTCCGCAAGGTCTCTTATTCTCAGTGTGTCCACATCAAATTCTAGATCCACCTTCTGTCCCACACCGCTGGAACTTCTAGTCTTCATGAATTGTAATTGATATCTACCACGTTCTTTCATTGCTCGGCTGGTGAATATACCAAACACGTTGTCTGCTGTTTGTACTTTGGATAATCCACCTGCTATGTGACTGTGATCAAATTCAATCTCTTCCACAGATGCTCTGTTCAACTGTGATGCTGTGACCATTAGCATTTGTGATTCCACAGCTAGGTTTCTCAATTCTTCCGAAACGTATTTGTCTTTGATAAACAGATCTGCTGGTGATACTTTTTTACTCTTGGGCATCATGAGATCGAGATAATCTATCAATATACAATCTATTTTTTTCTTATTCTTAAGCTCTAATTCTTTTAGATATGTTTTAATATCCAACACTGTGCTGCCCGATGGCAGATACTTGATCTGCAGATTGCCTGCTTTTTTAGCAATCAGTTTTAATTTCATTTCAACATTGTCAATTTCGGGGAATATTTTCCTTGTGGGAGTATTAGTGATCATGGCATCCAATCTCATCGCCACCAACATCTCACTCAACTCAAAACTGATATAACAACAATTTAATCCTGCACTGGCCCAGTTGACTGCTAGATTCTGTAGGAATAAAGATTTACCTGCACCTGATCCTCCTGCGAATATGTTCAGCTCTCCTCGGTTGAATCCACCAAATAACTTCTTATCAATGTTCGCCCAACCTGTGCTGATCTGTCCATTGGAATTTTTTAATCGCTCTAACCTACCTCGAGGATCGTCAAAATAATCTGTGCCCATGTCTCTGGTCAAACCAATGTTGACAGCTGCCTTGATCTTGTCCTCCACAGATGCATATTGACCGTCGCCAGTTTCTAAAATATCTGCAGATTCGAGGATGGCACGCTCCAATGCCTTGTGCCTAGAAAATGTTTCAAACTCATCCAGCAACCAATTAAAGTGCGATGGGTCTAGATCTTTGGCTGTTTTTAATTTAATATCAAATTTAGCATTGACCAGATCCACCTCTGGCAATACTTTATATTGTTCAGCATACTCTTTGATAAATTTGGCAATGGGCATTAATTTTCTATCAAAATTATTGCTGTCAAAGATGTTCTGTGCCCGTGCGAACGACTCCGCATCTGCCAGCATCATTTCCAAATATAATTTTTGTACGTCAAATGTGTAATCAGCCATATATCTTCCTCCTCAGATCTATCTTGAGTGCAGTGGACTCTGTAGATTTAAGTATTGATTGCAGTGTGAACAATCTACCATATTTTAACACAGCTTCCGCCACATCCACAACCGATTCGTGCCATTGCGGAAATGCCACGCTCCAACCAAACTCCTTGGCCTGGTCTATCAGCTTCATTCCTGGTTGATCCTTGTCCGGCACCACGATCACCTGCCTGTTCAATCCTTGTATCAGTTCTCTCTGCGTGTCGTTGATCTCTGATCCCAGTATGGCCACTCCGCCCAACGTAATGGCATCAAACGGTCCTTCCATTACCAGCACGAACTTCCTCTGCCAGTCCTGTGCGTCCATGTTGAACACATAGCCCGGCTGCGTCTCCGTGTAGTATTTTATCTCCTTGTTGCGGGTGTCAAATAATCTTCCCGTGTATCCTACCACATCTCCATGCCAATAGAAAGGCACGATCACTCTGCGATGGAAGTCCGCGGTCTGATCAGGAGAGTAGAAAAAATCATACCACTCCGGCTCTATGCCTCTCTTCTTTAAATAATTTAAAAGCTGATCTATCTTCTCATACTGCGGATCTGTTAGATCCTTGGCCACATATTTCTCCAACCAATGTTCCAATTTGAAACTGTTCTTGGGCAGTTCCTTCTTCTGGAAAGTTATGAATTTCTTCTTCTCATACTTCACATCTGCTTCTTCATGGCGCATGGCCTCTATGGCCAGTCTCTTAATAGTGTCATCCGCTATGCCCAACCATCCCATCAGTGTTTTCATTTTGACAGTGAGCTTGCGACCGATCACATAACTTGCGGTGTATCCACAGTTGAAACAGTGATAGCTCAAGGTGCCATCAGCGGATGTCATCACACCACCGCGTTTCCTCTTGTCCTGTGATTCTCCATTGTACACGCAGCAGGGAGCGTTGAAGCTCATCCAACCCGATGGCGTCTTTTTCCTGCCAGCCGGCAGCGATGTCAGAATTGTAGACTGAATCAGATTCATTCTTATAGTTTAATGCCTGTAGAGGATTTTGTCAACTCGTCCGGTATTACCACTAGTATTACCCCAACTGA